CCTTTAACATTAACCGCTGGTTCCATGTTAAATCCTTTATTTGTAACTTCTATTTGTGATTTTATAACAAATTCATTTGTTCTAGGATTTGATCTTTCGTAATAATCTTTTTTCTCTTTATCATAAGCCTCAAGACGATTTCTTCCAGTTTCATCTCCTGTGAGATATTTTCTTAAATTCTCTGCTTGTTTGTTCATCGCATTCTCTAAAACTGAACTATAACCTCCTATAGTTTTGGCAAACTTATCTATTTCATTACCGAAACTTGTCGGTATACCTTTTAATATTTTATCTGAAAAGTCTGTTGCATATTTTAAATTATCTTGTGCTATTTTTTCTATAGAAATAGTTCCTTTATATCTTTCGTCATTATTCAGACCTTCATTTCTTCCAAATGAACTATCTTTTACGTTCTTAACACTTTTTAGACCTGCACCTTGCATCACATTTAATATCTGTTTAACTGTAGAAAATTGTTCTTTGGCAATTTGCTCAGGGCTCATATTCTCGAACGCCTTCCTATTTTCTTTTAACACATCTATTTGTGCTTGTGTTAATGAATCTAATGTAACTTCTGTTTGTTTACCAAATTTATCCGATAAACTTTCAGGTATGGTAATTGACATTTTACCATCCTTCATTTGTGACATATTTGTAAGAAACTCTCTATCCTTACTATTCATATCAAACCCTTTAGCTAATAAAACGTTATTAGCTAGTATTCTTTCTTGAGCAGCAATTGCTGTTTTATTTAAATCACCGGTTGACATACCTAATTTATCGGCCATCTCTTTTGCTCTTCTTAAATTTGCACCCGTAACTTCAAATTTTCCTTGCTCCTTATTGTATGTCGCTAAACCACCCGCAGCACCAATTAACGCATCTTGTAAACCTTCAACGTTATTTGTTGCCATATACATTAACTTAAGTGGATCATTAAAATCACCAATTGCACCACCTAATACTTGTAAATTTGCAGTTAATTCAATTGCACTATCAGGACTCATAACTTTATCCGCAATCTTAAATACGTCATTCATATTCGTTCTAAATTCAAGAGATTTTTGTATCATTCTATTTAATCCTTGAACACCAGCCGAAAACCCATATTCGTTTAATTTACCTAAATCTTTTTGCAACATTTCTGTTGTTTTCTTTGCATTTAAACCTAAAGAAATTGACGATCTACCTGCCGTATCAATTTTTAATAAAGTATCGGCAGCACCAAATCCCACTTTTTCAAATTCACTCATTGTCTCCGACATATCTCTTAAAGAACTACCAAACGCCCTAGTTGTCACTAAAGAGTTTTCCATTGTTTTTTGAGATAATAAGTTAAATCTACCGGATTTTTCACCCAACCCCGTAACTAATTCCCCCAAATTTTCCATATCAAACCCTAAGGTTGCTGCCATAGGAACGGTCTCTAATATGACATCTCTATATGCTCTCGATAGTTCTCCTGTAATACCTATTTTTTCATTAATAGTTGTATGTAATTGAGACTCTCTTTCTAATTGTTTGAATATTTCCTTTTCAAGTGTTAATAATGTTGTTGCAGGATTTAATAATCCCTTCATGTCAACTTTAAATTCACTACCCATTTCTGATTTTGATGAAACACTTTTTGCCATTGCATCACCGACATCTATTGGGTTTGTTAAACTTCTATATGCATTTTGTGTAGTTGATGTAGTATTTGATTGTATTGATCTTCCGTATCTAGATTGTCTACCGATCCAACTCTGTGTTGCAGGATCATTTCCACCATCATTCATATAAGCACCAACAGCAGAATTTTTATCTGCATAATTGTTTACGTAATATTCTTTATCTCTTACCGCCATACCTATAAATACTATTGAGTATTATTTTCCAACTCAATTATGTAATTTACATAATATCTACGTAAGTGAACCGGCATTGTTAATAAATCGCCGTAAGAAAACCCTTTTTTAATTAAAAATAAAATTTCGTCTAACTGTCCTTTCTTATATTCCATAGAAAGGGCGAAAAAACTCTACCCCAAATCCAATTCTAACTTGGACATCTTCTCCTGATGGGGTTCTTACTGTTTGGGTTAAATCTAACCCGGGTTTATTATCTTTTACAAATTTCCTAAAATCTTGTGAATCTTTAATTGGCATGGTTTCAATAAAACCTCTAATTTTTAACGCATCTCTCACTCCACCAACAGATTTAATCATCATCTCAAGTTGTTTGGTTATAACAGGTGCAACACCATTACCATTCCAACTCTCTTTAATTTTTTCAATTTCATCTTCTTGTTTTTGTGTTAAAAACTTGAACGTGATTTCTGTTTTACTTTTTTCTAAATAATGACCGTATTCGCCGTTTGTATCTTCTACTAAATTAAAATCTTTTATTTTTAATGAACCTAAATCCACCTCAACGGTAAATTCATTTCCAGTTTTATCGTCAGTAATTGTTAAATTATAATCAGAACCAAATGCCGTATTTCTTAAAAATATTAAAATTGCTTGTCTATCTTCCTCAACAATTTCTTCTATGTTTAAATCTTTATCTAAAATTTTTCTTTTTAAAAGTTCAGTAATAACGGTATTTGTATTTAAAAAACTTGGGGATGATAAAATGTTCTCATCTGAAGCCGTTAAATAAGCCACTCTTACCGATTTTTTCTTATTCGTATAATGAATACCTTTACTTGGTAATTCTATTACATCATAGGCGATCGCCGGGTCAATTCTAGTTTCTTCCATAATACTATAATTTACTTAATAACTACTTCAAAGTAAAGTTTTTAAAAAAGAAAAACCGATAATCTTTTGAACTATCGGTTTTCGTATATGAAAATCTGTAATATTAGTATATTAAAATACATCTATCCATTCTCAAAGAACATGTAATATTAGCTAATTCATCTCTGTTATAGTCTAATTCACCAAAGTTCAAGTCAGTTAAAAAACAGTTTTCTAATAACCATTTTTCAACTACTACTCCTGTTGGGTCTAACATCTCCAATTCAATATCCTTTTTATAACCTGCAGCATAACCCATACGACCTGTTACAGATTCAGCATGTAAACGGAACCATTCCATTAAAGCTTGAGAAGCTGAAGGTCCAATTGGATCTCTAAAAGTCATTTTAATTTCATTCCACTCAAATCTACCTGCAACATATGTTGATGTGTTCAGGAAAGGAATTGCAACTGAATTGATTTTAGCACTTGGTCTTGACGCGGCAGATACATACCATTCGTTTATACCCAAAGATGAGTTGAATCTTACGATAAATCGGTTGACCCTTTTCGGTTCGTAAGGTGTCGGCATTTTCATTAATAAATCGGCCATATTGTGTGTTTGTTAAGTTTTGTTAGTTATTTACTTTCTAATAAATATATCCAAAAGGAAAATAATTTTATTTTGAATTAATTATCTGAAAAAGGTTGTTTATGTCAATTATTTTTCGTAGTTTTTTACAGGCTCCAGTATCTAGTTCCAGTTTAATACTCTACTTTAATAAATAATATATCATTAATAAATACTAGAATATCTAGTTCTAGTATTCTGGGTAAAGTATAATTATTTTTTTGTTATACATATGTTCCACGTGGAGCATTAAAAAAGGGTACCATTTCTGATACCCTTCTTATTTTTATATCTCCTTTTAGATTAGATATTTTCAAATGAAGCTCCTGTTGGTGTAATAATGAATTCCACATCGATATATTCAAGAGAACGAGTTGGTTTAATGTAAATCTTACCTCTCATTGTGTTTGCGTCGATATCCTCAGGATCGTTAGAAACTGTTACACGGAAGTCATACAAACCTCTTTCTTTCTTAATTGCGTCCAAGATAGGGTTTACCAATCTTAAGAATTCATTTCTTACTTGGTCATCGTTTTGTTCAAACAATAATCTTACAGAAACTGCAGAAATTAACTTTCTTGCTCTTAATAACAATCTTCTTACGTTGATTCTATCTAAAGCGGATTCTCTAACTTGTAACGTTTTGTTACCCCAAATAATAGTACCTGTATCAGAGAATGTGGCGATTGGGTTAATTCTGTTCTTATATAATACGTCTCTATCATCTAAAGTCAATTTTTTAGTTGCTTTGATCGCATTTACTAAACCTCTACTATAACCCGCAACCGCGAACCAAGGATAAGACACGTTGTCAGTTAAGGCAATGTTCTTTACAACCTCACCTGTTGGTGGGATATATAATTGAGTTGCATTATCTGTATCTCTTACTTGAATCCAAGGCCAATATGTTGCAGAATAGTTAGAATCTATACCCGCGTCATCTAAAGCAGATACAATAGAATCTGTTGCAGTTGCCCCTGTGATATTTGGTGAGTTCATAATATATAATGAATCAGCTCTTTCAGTTTCAATCATATCAATCGCTTGATTAACTAATGAACTATGATCTTGGAAGTTAATACCAGGTGTTGCAAATACGTTAATATCTACAGCTTCAGGATTTGAATACGTCTCAATACCTTGTAAGTAAGCGTAATAGTCAGAATTACCTACTGAATCACTAAACACTCCTCCGGGGGTTGTATGTCCTAACTTATAGATAGATTTACCAAAAATATAACGATCGTCGTTAGTTCTTATTGATCTATATATATCCCAACCATCCCTACCTCCATAAACTGCAAAAGTGAATTTACGGAAATTAATATTAGTTAATTTATTATTACCATTATTATTAAGCTCATCTTGACCTTCTAAATCATATGGTGTTGTTTGGAAAGTTGTTGTTCCAGTAATTGTGGAGGCGTTTACAGACAAATGGAAACCAAATGTTTCTGTTGTTGCCATCTCACCTTTATATTTTAATAAATCTCTATCGAATCCAACAGCGTCAGATAAACCTAACATAACTTTTCTTACCTTATCTCCACCTTCAATATTAGGTGAACCATTCACATCGTAAGTTTCAACATCACCCGCATCGTTATATTTTGTTTTGAATATTACATTACCTAATCCCATATTAATTCCTGATACAGTACCAAAGTTTTTGTTGTTTGCAAAACCTCTAAAACCAGCAGGAATAGCATCTACAGGTGCTCCGTCCGCCATAACCAACATAATTCTTTTAGAAACTAACGCGTATTCACCATCAGATGTACCGATTTTCTTACCTATATAACCTGGAGTATCTGGATTCATAGAACATCTTGAATATTTTTCAAGAGCTACTTGATTCTCATCAGTATCGTTAAAATCACGAACCACTAAATCAAACTCCATAGTTTCTAAATTAATATTTTGAATATTGATTTTTACTTCAAAGTTAGCTGCCTCTCCGTCGGAGATTGTAATAACTTGAAATAAATCAGCAACATTACCACCACGAACTTCAGAAACAACCATCGGTGAAA